TTCTGCCTTCGACAATCTGCCCTGCGTCTATACCACCGTAGATATCAGCCGTGGCTTGATTGGTCTGTTGGAAGCCGCCTTGTTGTGCAGCAAATTGATTAGAAAGGTTTTGCTGACCAATAGAAGATGCTTGTGCATATGCCCCAAGATCACCTCTAAGCTGATTATTCATCCCTTCGTTTGATCTTTGCATATCCGCTCGGCTTTGACCGGCTATTTCGACATCATCAGTATATCTGTCTACATAGTCATCAAACGAAGATACAAATCCTTCTTGATTGCCCATCATAGTATCTTGGTTCTGTAGAGACTGCGTAGCGTATGCGTCTGCTCGTCCAGAGAAGGCGTCTACGTCACCGGCCAGAGAGTTAATACCTGCAGCCCTTGCAGCTTCATTGGTAGACAGTGTATCGCCTACTTCTTGGAATCCAGTTTCCATATTGGTACGGGCATCTGCAAAGGAGGTATCCCTGTCTGCCTGCGCGTCAGAGAATTGAGTATCCATAGACGTGTTCATGTTGGCGAGGCTTGTACCGGTGTCTTGGAAGCCTGTAGCCACATCGCTTTGTAGCGTGGTATTAGCCTGATCTACCGTGTCAAAACGAGTTCCCATATCGGCAAAGCCGGTGTCCTGCGAAGTCTGCAGATTATTAATACCAGTGGCGTTAGTAGCCATACCAGTATCCATCGTATCAAAACGCTGGTTTTGGGCAGTGTTATAGTCGTTTAAGAGTGCCGTCAGATTAGTAAATCCTGTATTCGTATTGGCAGTAACAGCATCTCTATTGGCAGTGGCATTAGTATTAACACCGTCCAGACGAGTACCAATGTCGGCAAATCCTGCAGTCGCATCTGTTCTAGCCCCTGTTACGTTAGTATCAATTGTATCCTGAGTATCTCTGAGGTTTTGATACTGGTCATCACTCAGACCGCCGTCTACGTTTACAATAGGTGCGGGTGTAGGAGCAGGCGCACCACCGCCACCTTTGAATACGATCAAACCTGCACTTCTGGAGCGCAAGTGCCTATACGGCATGAAAGGATTGTAGATCATTTAATTATCTCCATTGAGTACACATAATAAAGGGGCTTGTAGTTTTTACACTTGAGACGCCGCCCCCATGCCTTGCGACCCCAGATTTGTATTGAATTGCAGCCGTTATCTTTGCCAAATTTCTCAAATAAATGATGATGTTCTATCCAAGCGTCCCAATCATCTATCTTCCCGCCGCATGTTAACACCTGTAGTGATTTAGTATTATCAAAGGTCAGGAACCTTGTAGTAACCACCGTGTGTATGCTGCCTTCGCGTACTACCGCCCAAACATGCACCTGTCCGGCAATCGCCTTCTGGAACAATTGGAAGGTAGTCATTTCTCCTGCAGAGTGTTCTAGAGCAGCATCAATATGGGGTTTTATTGTAGACCAATGTTCTAGAACCTCTTCTGGACGTAAGAGGCATGGTGTATACATTGTATCTATTATAGCATCTACTAAAGTCTATTGCAAGTGTTAATTAGGTGGCGTAGGGAATGTTACGTCAGGAAACCCGTCCTGTTCTGGCAAGTCTCGCAGTGCTTGTCTGTACGTTGCCCATGCAGACTTATCTACGGGAGCGTCATCAACCTGTGTCCAATCTGAGTTTTTCAACAGCTTATCACGAGCGGCACGGGGTGGAACAGGTATAGCAACTACTTCGCCATCAGGCTTTGGCTCAGGCTCCGCAACGGGTATATCTTCTACATCCCATTTTGCGCCATCCCATTTAGCAAGCTGACTGTCAGTTATTGTTGGTGGTGCAGTCTCTACGCAACCCGCTGGGATAAGCAAATTAGTGTTATCCAGAGGGTCTTGGTCTGCCGTTGTAGTGCCTACATAGACACCATTTAAATCAGTTTGATATACGTTCATCTCGGTGTCTCCTTAATATTTGATACATGCTAGAAGTGCAATGTTGCGTGGACGTGTTTCACTGCCACCAGTGCTTGCGATAGAAGAACCCAAGTTCTGCGAATTTCCGCCCAAACTGTTTGCAGAAACGTGACCACCGTTAAAGGTTGCACTGTAACGAACATTAATACTGTGGTTATGGCTTTTTAATTCATCAGCTTGAGCAGACCCAAATGAACGACCACTATCAATACCACGACTGTCATCCCAGCCACGCGCAAACTCACCACGTAAATCAGGCACGTTGAACGTGGAAGAACCGTCACCAGTGCCAAATGTTGTACCAATAGCTGTAAACAAATCCGAGTAAGTTGAACGTGAAACGGCGGCACCGTTGGCTTTAAGAAAGCCCGTAGGAGCAGAGTTAGCTGCGTGATAAATTACTGACCCCGCTGGAACACCACCACCAGCATCAGCCCAAACTGGTGAACCCGTAGCTCCACCAGATTGTAGTACCTGACCCGCTGTACCCGTGCCGTTTGCAATGGCGTCCTGATAAGCCAACTTGCCTAAATCAGCGTTTGTCGGCACTTGGTTTGCGCCAGTTCCTATTAGTTTCGTCATCAGTTATCTCCCGCCCATATGCGATATGGCGTTGTCGGTGCAGCCACCGTAGGCAATGCGGCCACCTGTGCGTCTGTTAGTGTTTCACGCAAATTAGCATGGTAGCCTTCAACGGCCTGTGTCTCTGGATACTCCATGCCACCCGCGTCAGTCAGCGTGTTGCCTGTGGCTGAATACATAGTGCCGATAACGTCTAGCATGGCTGTGTCTGCGGCCCATTCGTATGCGCCTGTAGGTTCCCAAGTTTCGTATGGCCCTAAGTTGTCTGGTGCCACGTTGGCGGGGTCATCTGGATTGTAGACTTTGTGGGCAAGACCCGCTGCGCCAAGGGCTGTCCAGAGTGCGGCTTCAGTGGTTGCTTTAAGATAATATGTTTGCATCAACTTACTCCGTAGTCATTGCTTGCAGGGTGGCGTTGGGTAGACGCTTGGGGTAGATGGCTATCTTTTTAATTGTGCCTATAAATGCACCTAAACTTGCACTACCCACCTCGTTTGCGCCAATTAATAGCTTAGTCAAAGTTGGCATCGGAAAGCTACTATCTGTTTGAGGGGCTAATCCCGCTACTGAAATTGCAAAGTCGTTTGTATCAAAAGCCACAGCAACTTTTTGATTATTTGCGATGCTCACTCCAGTGTAAGCAGCGGCAAGAACAGCATTATCTATTGCCAACGAATCCATGCGATACCGCCAATAGCCGCCAGATGGCTGACCGTGCAGAGTAAGGTAATTATCTGCAGTCCCATCGCCAATCGTGTATATTCTTCTATATTGGTCATCACCACTATCAATAGCACCTTTATCGCCAATCTGCGCCAGTATAGTTAAACCGTTGGCGTTACTGTACCAATCAGTAAAGTTGCTGCCCGTAATTGCCGCTGCATCCACCGCCCTCGTCGCCGTGCTGCCAGAGGTGGGGATGTAGGACGTTGGGAAAGTGCCAACTTCTATCTGTGCGCCCCAAAGAAAAATACCGTTAAAGCCATTGCCAACGTAAGATATGGTTGTGTCGCTGGGGTCATTGTCTATTCGTATTTGTCCAGCAGTTGCGCCCCCATCGGCTGTTGCAGTATCAGTGATTGTGCAGCGATACCATCCATTACCAACGTCAGTAATGGAAGAAGCGTCAGGTGCGTTACTACCAGTGTCGTTTATTAAAGTGCCGTTTGTTATATTATATATACACGTCTTATTGTTGCCAAAGTTTGATGCTGGCAAAAGAAGCCTGACCCCTGTTCTAACTCCGTCTGATTTAGCAAAAACACTCAATGTGTATGTCGTGCCAGAAGCAAAAGTCACGGTAGGTAATGTAACACCATGTTCAGAAGATGCGGTGTTTTCCACAATTTTGCTGGCGGCAAGAGTACCATCGGGCGCTAATAGTGCCGCTGTGGTAGAAGTGCTTTCATTGTTGTTTCCGAAAACGATTGAACTAGCGTTTAGGTTCGTACGTGCTTCCTCTATAAGCAGCCCCTTAGATTCACCCGTTGTCGGGTCGTGGTCAAACCGTGCTGCACCAGATACCGCTGTTTGCAGTGTCGGTTGGTATTTCACGATGGGCGCAGAGGTTGTCGGCGTGTATGCTGTTGGTGCGCTGCGTTGTTCGATTTGTGCGCCCCAAACGAAAATACCTTTGTCTGTGCCAATAGACGTTCCAGTACCACTGCTGCCACTGCTATCACTAAATTCTACGGCTAATCTTCCGTTAACAGAGTTGCTTGCAGTTGTGCCGACAAAAGTTACTTTGTACCAACCGTTGCCGACATCAGTAGTAGTGGTAGTTCCTATATCAGTGCCAACCTGCCCACCGTTTGTTAAATTTATACGTTTAACAGCGTGTGTGCCAACATAACTATCATTTGCCAAGTAAGTGTTGAACGCAACAATTAGGTAGTCTTGCGTAGATTTTTTAACGTAGAGAGTACCAGCGTATGTTGTAGAAGCTGACACGGAAAATAGTTGGTTGATGCCGCTATAATTACTGGGCGTAGAAATCTGCACCTTATCAGCCGTGGTGGTTCCATCAGGTGCGGTTGTGTTGTCTGCTGTAATTGTTGAGCCGTTTTTAGCCCAAGCCGCAT